TGTTTTTTTGTTCTTTATAGTACCCATCCTGTCATATTTTGATCTCTTTCTGGAGACATACCTCCATCTTGACTAGCTGTGTATTCTGGATATAGTTCACTATTCTGGTTCATATAACCAAGAAACCTTTGTGTATAAAAATCTGCAGTAGTTTTAGCTTGATGTACTAAATTATTAATCTCTTCTAGTGATGCTGAATCACTATTTTCTGATCTATGTTTAAATACACCTCCATTTGATATTTGAAACGCTGCATATTTCATATATTCTGATTGACTAAACCAAATTAGCATTGGTTTCAAGTATGTGTTTACAAGAATAGAATAATTACCAGTTAAAGTACTGTTTTTTATGTCTGTTTGTAATTTGTCATATAAAACCGTTCCTAATTGCGTTTGTATATAAGTATCTTGTGCTACCTCAACAAACTGTATTAGTTTATCAGTATCTACATTCCCATCTATAATAGATTTCCTTTTTAATTCCTCAAGTGTGATAAATAATGCTTTCATTTTTTATAATTTGGATGATGTCCTCTGTTTGCCATATCTCTTGGTGCAATTTCTACTTCAGAAGGGTTTTTAGGCTCTTTTAAGCCATCTTTTATTGCTTCTGCTTCACTAACTAGGTTATTATCGTTTACTCTTCTCTTATACACCTTTAATTCCCAAAAATGATGACAATTTACACCGCCTTTATACTTAAATAATGAATAGTTTTGTTTTTTGTGACCTAATTCTTTATTTACACCTCTAAAAGACATCATATTTATATCTTCTTTTCTAAATACAAGATTTTGACTTGTTAATAGCTCCATTCTTTGACAAAAACGTCTGCTATTAGCTGAATTTCTTACAGGACCATAAGAATATCTAACCTTATATGTTGAATTGTCTTGTGATGATACACTATTAGGTTTAGCATCATCTTTTGACACTTCTGCAAGTTTAGTAAAGTCAAATTCTGCTTCTGTATCTTCTACTTTTTCTGTGTGAACAAGCTCCCAGTCATTTTCATCTATTTTTTCTCCTAATGACTCTAGTTGTTTAAGAAGGTCATCTCCCTGTTCATCATCAAAATCATTTTTATCTTGACTAGACAGCTTTTCACCTGTTTCTTCTTCTCTTTTAATCTTTGTTTCTATATTATCAAGCTCTGTAAACTCAATTGGTTGTAGAGTCACAAAGTAAAGATTAAGGTTTATACCATTAAGTGATAGCAATTCATTAAATGAGTTGATTAGTAGGGTCTGAAATGGTCTAATTACAATGTTATCCATCAAAACAGATGCAGTTCTTAATTCTTCTGCATTATTACCAAAACCAGTATTATCTTTAATACCAAGTAGTATAGGAGAAACAACACCGTGACCAATCATTATCTTTTCTCTTGATTCTTTTGCTAAAAAGTCATATTGTGCGTGAGCATCTGGTAAATGTATTGGCTCTACTGTAGATTGATTCTCTGCATTATCGTTAAATGCTAAGATAAATCTACCTGCGTTTGATGATCCACTAAACTTCTCATATATCTTGCGTTCAATCATCTCCTGTGCTTCATCACCTGGAATACCATTATTAAAGTTTAATAACAATGATGGCTGTAAACCATTTTGTATATTATTAATGTGATAGTTTGATACTTCTTCCTCTAAATTACAATACTGTAAACATCCTTGATAATCTACAGGTGAATAATAATAAAAACCAGCTCTATATGGCTTTATCATATAAATCTCTACAGTTTCACTTTTTCTACCGTGCTTAAATGCTGGTATTCTTTTAGGTTTATCTTGAGGTTTTATATCTTTCCATTTAGGATGATAATAATATCCTGTTATTTTACCATCTTTTGCTTTTTCAGCTCTAAGTGTTTCAGTAGGAAAATGCTTAAGCTGCATTATCTTTGTTTTCCTTTTATTATATACAACTTGAATAGATGCCTGTCCTAATAATTTTAAATCTCCTGCTATTCTTCTTACATCTACATCTTTTAATATTTGTTGCATTTGACCAAACTGAACAGGATTATCTTCTGAATCTGTTGCGTTTAATCCTCTACCATAAATAAGATCAGTAATACCATTAATACATCTTGAGTTTGTAGGACTTCCTGTATATCTATCTATAATGTCACCAAAATAGTTATTGTCGTCACCGTATTCTACCCAATCATATCTGGTAGATTCTTTTATGCTTGGTACTTCATACCCTGCTAAATTTATTACTTTTACTTTGTTCATATTACAATATATTTTTGGTCATCCGTATCAGTACCAACATACTGGTTATACTTATTACTGTTTAATGTATGGTCTGTTGTATTATCTGTTTGTGATGTACAGTATGCTTTACCTCTATATAATAAAGTGTTTCCTTGTTTAAGCTCAAACGAATAACTGTTTTCTGCAGTTAAAATACTAAATGCAATAGACATATCCAAGAAATTACCATTAGCAGATAAAGCTGAAGTAATTCCTGTTATTGTTTGAGTCTTCCTTGTTCCATCTTCTATGACAACCATAGATAAGTCACTGGCAACTGTATATACTCTTGGTATTATACTTACAGTTTGAGATGAAGTTGTTGGTGATAATCTTATCATACCTATATAACCTATAAAGCTTAATATTGTTCAAAAAAAAAGAGGACTATAAAAGTCCCCTTTCTATGTTTAAGAACATACTCTGTTTAAGAGTTAGTACCTACAGTTGGAGCAGCAAATCCTGCAGTTGTAAGAGTAGCAGATACTGCTTCATCAGCAGTAGTTTTCTTAATAAAGTTAGCAGGCATTGTTTCCATACCTGTTAAAGTTAATGTATATCCACTTAAGTCTCCCATAGCTGCACCAGTTACAATTGTACCTCCAGATACATCTGCACCGTGTTCAAGACCCATAATCATTAAATTTTTGTTATAGTCTTCTACTACAACGTGAGGTCTTCCGTAAGCCATTAATTTTAATTCTTTATTATCTTCTTTTGTAAGTTTATGAAGAGTTAAATTTAATGTTTGCTCATAAAAAGTAGTTCCGTTTTCTCTTGAAGAATTTACTGTTTGCTCTAATGATGAGTTACCCTTTACTTCATATTTGTAGTTAGCAACTGTAGTTCCTACAGATGCAATAACATCCAAGTCAGGAGATGAATCAAAAGTTATAGTCATATCTCCAAAGTCAACGAAATAAATGTTTTTTATTCCACCAACTACATCTTTACAAGGTTCTTTTCTTCCTAATGTTAAATCACAAGCCATAATTTTTTATTTTTTTATATAAAAAAAGGGCGGTAGGCTCAAGGCTTACCTACCCTTTTTTAAGTTGAACAATTATTTATTATGCAGTAGCGTATAATACTACTTCACTTCCAATTCCGTGCTGAATACCAGCAGTAAATCTCATAACGACTCTTACGTTTTGAGAACCATCTAGGTCAGCCATATCAATTACTTTTACTTCGTTTTGGTCAGATAAAAGACCAGTTCCAAAGAATAAGTTTGATTTTTGAGCTGCTACAGCATCACTTGTTGATAAACCTGGAGCGTAAACTACTTGAATACCATCAAATTGTAAACCAGAACCCATACTGTACCATTGAGTACCTTCATTGTTAGTACCTGCTGCACCTAATCCTGCTGCACCAAATCCACCTAAAGCTCTTACATAGTTTCTGTACATATCAGCTGGTAAGTAAATAGTCGTATCTTCTGCACCATATACAGTTGAAGGAATTGCATCAGCAATTTTACCTAACTCTTCTATAATGTTAGCTGCAGTTGAAGTTGTACCTACCACATCAACTACGTCTGCATCAGCACCTAAAGTAGTGATGAATCCGTCAAATTGACCTGCAGTTCCGTTAGTACCTGTCCAAATGTTAGTCTCAATTCTTTGAGCTACTTTATCTGCAACGTGAGCAATTAAAAAGTCAGAGAAGTTGGATGGTAAGTTATCAAATGCAGAATATCCCATTTGTGCAGCTTCCCAGTCAGATCTAAAGTCTTTCTTACATAACTCAAGGTTCACTTGGAACTCTTCAGGTTGTAAGATTCTTTCAGTAAGAGTAAGTGTTGATGTATCAGCGAAGTCACAAGTTGCGTCTTTTACGATGTCATCTGTTGCCACTTTTTTCATTACTTGTTTATACTTAACATTAGGTACTATTGTAAGATTCCCCTCTGCTAAAGTTTTACCTGATAAAAGAGCAGCTGAAATATATTTCCCAGCAAATTCACCAGCGTAAGTAGTAGTTATTGAAGTTGTTGTTGCCATTATTTAAAAATTAATTAATTATTAGTTATTGCGTTTAATACTCTATTGTAAGTAGTATTTCTATTTGCATTAGGAGCAAACCTAACACCAATATTATTACTTACTTCGTTTTCTGGTGAATGAGAGATTGCTTCAGCAGACTCATCAGAAGATAATTCTTGTGGAACTTCTTCTTTAGCTTCTTCTTTAGCTTCAATCATACCTCTTAATTTCTCTACCATTGATTTAAGTTCATTAACTTCATCTTTAGTAGCATATTCTACTGCAGGAGTTTCTTCTACAATGTCTTCTTCGTAGTTATCCTCTTGTAGTTCTTCAGTAGCTTCTTCTGCACTATACTCGATTCTTCCATCGCCTTGTGCTGCAGCAGCTTCCTCTTTAATCTCCTTTACAGCTTCTTCTTTTTTAGCTTTAGCTTTAGGAGCATCTTCTTTTAACTCAACTTCAGGAGTAGTTATTTCTTCTTCTGAATTAGTTGATAAAAGAACATCTTTGATTTTAGTTACAATTTCACTTGCTTTCATAAGATTCTTATTTATAGTTATTACTGATTTAAAATACTTTGTTGTATTTTTATGCTTTCTTTTGAATTATAAACCACTCTGTTCCATCACACCAAATAGATAAACCTTCATAAGCTACATTTAATTCATAATAGTTTGTGCTACCATCTAAAGTTTGACCTGAAGCAGGAGTTAAACGCACTCTTGTATTTGTATTAAAATCTCCATTGGTAACAAACCTTATGACTCTACTTAAACTTTCAGTAGTTGTTGCATCTGGCAGGTTTAAAACCATATTACCAGAACCTCCTGACCAAATTAATTTAATAAGCCTTGTATTATCATAACTTGAATCATTTAAATCAACTGTTTGACCATCTGAAACTGTTAAATTTGTAGCGTGATAATAATCTATAATATTACTGTATGTAGTATATTTAGTTTCACCGCTTTGTACTATTGGAAATTTTTCTGTCCCTTGTAATGCGGTAGCTGCGTTTAATTCTGATATTTTTTTATCTGCCATTATATAATAATTTTACCGTTATTTTCTTGTAATAATCTATCTCTATCTTCTTGTAATAAATAAAACCTTCCTCCTATAAATCCTATTCCTTGTGCTTCAAGTGTACCATCACAACATTTTCTTGAATATGTTCTTCCATCAGGACATAAACAACCTCTTGATGAACTTCTTGGAGAAGAATAACTTAATGTTGCGTTTTTTCTTCTTCTCATTTTATTGGAACACAATTAGGCACTTTTCTACCATCTTTATCTTTCATACCTATCTGCTCATATCCATCTTGGCAAGGAGCTTTAAGATTGTGTTCCTCACAAGGCATATACCAAACATCACCTTCGTACTCGTGTGTATGATAACCTTGACAGCCAATATCTTCAGCAGCTTTCTCTGCTTCTCCTGCAGTTGTATAAGCAGCTCTACCATCAATAATAGTGGATGCTGCTTCTATTGCATTAAGTCCTTTAAGTTTAGATGTAACCCAAGTTAACATTGATTTACCACCCCATAATAAATATGATATAGTTCCGCAAGCTTCATTATTTCCTTCCTGATAATAAGCAGAAGCTCTTGATAAATATGAGTATATGCGTTTAAGAGTAGGTAAAGTAAAGTTCTCTCCCTTTTCAAGTTGTCTAGCTCTAACCTTACCAACCTGTGTCGCACATTTATTATTTACAGCTTCGTTATATTTAATTCCTCTTTTAGCATTGTTTTTTGCAGACTGTGGATAACCTCCATAAGATTCAAGTTCTACCTCTTCAGATAAACTTGCTAATACTTCTGCTAGTTCAAACTCTGCATTAAGTTCACTTAAACATTCATCACAAGCATTTTCTTTTATGCTTTCTTTAGGTCTTTCTATACCATCTGCAAAATATCCTTCAATAGAAAACCCTTTTACTTCTCCTTCTTTAACCGCTCTCCATACATCATCATTTAATACTTTCATTGATACCATCCAAGTTCCTTTTGGTAGGTCAAATCCATAAGCAGATGCTTTATCTTTTTCTGGATCTTCTATTAACCAAGATTCTACTACAGACA